TATATTATTATTCCTTTCTAAACAATAATTATTTACTTCATCAAAAGTAGGTTTTTTAAAGAACGCCTTTTTATTACTATCTGTAAGATTAGTATTAGTTATATTTATATTAGTATTATCTGTAAACTTTTCTTTAGTAGGTATGTTAACCAAAGTTATTAAGCGACAATCTATTTGTTTACTATATGGCTTATAAATATTTACCCTCTTAATATAATTATTTTCTTCCAAGTTCTTTAGCCATTTTTGAATAGATACTCTGCTAACTTCATATAGTCTGCAAAAGTATTCTGTTGATGCTGTGCATTTGCCATTCATATTGCAAAGCGCTGTTATCTCTGCATAAAGTAATTTAGCGTTAGGTGTTAACTTTTTACTGTATCTTACTTCAGCAGGGATAATAGCATAGTAACTTGGCTTTTCTTTCATATAACTTCTATTTCGTGTTGATAATTTTGAAGAGCTAACTTACATAATTCTAACTGATTGTAGAAGTCTTTGTAAGAAACTTTAACATCAGTTCCAAATTTACCTGAAACAATACGGATAGTTGTTTGATGTTTTGCACTATCGTGTATTCCATTCTTTCTCAAGTGTTCCTTTAAATTATACAAGTCAATAAAAGTTAATTTAGCGTCCTTTATTTCCGTATAAGCGTTAAACACTGTGTTGAAAGTATCACGATATAAAGGGAATGAAGAATAGTTAGCTGAGTGGCATCTTTCATAATGATTAACGCTTGTTCTATCTCTACCCAATACTTTAGCAATAGTTTCTCTATGAGTTTCATCTTCTAACCGTGCAACCATAGCAGCAACCATTCTAGGTACTTGGTATTCTGTCTTTCTAGTTTTTAATGCTAGAGAGCCTTTAGGCAACCCTACTAAACTTGTAGTAAGGTCGCAAAGGTTTTTAAAGTTATCTTCTGTATTCATCTTAGAAAGGCATATCTTCTTCTCCATTCTGTATTTTGTCTGAAGATTTATTACTCTGATTAGTGAAAAAGTACCCATCTATATTGTGATAATATCTTCCATTGTATTCTCTTGAATAAACATTACAAAGAACTGAGACCTCCATTCCTACTTCTAGCTTATTCATTTGCCCTACTTTATCACCAAAGGCACTAATACATACTTCGTTATTAAAGTCGTTACCTGTATCAATTACTATTGATTGTTTCTTCCATTCTTTACCTGCTTTAGATGTTCCTGTCTCTAAGTCAAGTTTTCTTAATACTGTTCCTTTTACTTCCATTTTTATTTATTTATTTAATTATTACTCTTTTTAAAATCTTCTGCTTCATCTTCTCCAAATACTCCAAGTTCATAAAACCCTGTCAACTTTAGGACAGCTCTTGACATTGCTCTTTTCTCTGCCATTTCCATAGTGTACCAAGAGTTAGTGTTTCCGTCTTTAAATCCTGCTCCCTTTAAAGCAGAACCAAAAGTTTGAATTGCCTTCCCTTCTTTTCTTGCATTGGCTTTTACTACGCAAAAATCTTTTTCACATTTAATAACATCATAATCTATATTGATGTTTTCTAAAGCTTGTATTTTATCAATACCACTTCTTGTCAAGATAATGTAGTGCTGATGTTTAAAGACATCATCTTTGGTTAGATTGTACTTAATGTACTTTTCTTTTAGTGCTTCTGTTTTCATATATTTCTACCTATGTTAATTGGCTAGGATTTTTGCCTGTTAATAATTTCGTTAAAAATACTAAATTAAATTGATTACGATAGGTATTTTACCATTGTTTTCATAATGCTTATTCCAACTTGGCTTCAGTTCTCTATCCCAACTATCCTGAAGTTGCCATCCGTGTTTTTCTATCATCTCACAAAACTTGTTATAGATTTGTAATTCAGTTCCTACAACTATTACTGAGCGTGTGTTGTAAGATAAGTCGTTATTAAAATGCCCTGAAGCCCTATCGTATGAAGTAAAGCTTAACTGCTCATACATAGGCTTTAAATACCATTCATCAGCCCTTACTTTCGTATTGTCTAAATCTCTTTCAAAAAGACTTGAATAGTACGGCTTGTTGTAATCTACATAAGTGTAGTCTAAATATTCTGCGTCTAGTATTGTCATCTTAGCAGTAGTTTTGAATGTAAAGTAAAGTACCTAAAATTGAAGCACCTATTATACATAAGTGAGCAACTACATCTAACATCTTATTTGTTCTTCTTGTTTTAGCTTCAGTTAGATTGTAAGTTTCATACTGACAAACTCCATCTTTGTACATCTTGTTTCTTAAGAAGAATGTTTCATACTCTTTTTCATTTAAGAAGTAAGTAGCTTCTGTTTTCTTGTTTACGATTTTCCAATTTTCCATTTCTTGATTTATTTAATTAATTTAATTTTGATGGTACAAAGATATAAAAATAAATAGATACTAACATAATTATTATCAAAGTTATTAACAATCTAAGTGTTAATAGTGTATTTACTAGATAAGCAACTTTAAGTGCTGTCTAGTATATTACCATTAAAAAGATGTGAAAGTGCCTAAAAAGGCTAAAGGGGGGTTATAAATTCAGCAATAAAATAACTAAAATTATAAGCATATACATTAAAAATATCCTGATTGATTGGGTTTCCTTCATCACAAAGGCATTAAAAGGTTGATTGGAGTTTGACCATTGTTTAATATAACTGCACAACCAACAGCAGGTCTTTTACCATATTTAGCGTAAGCCATAGCGTAAGATTTGTGATTGATACCACAACCGACCTGAGTTCCATATACTCTGAACTTCTTACCTACATAGTGTTCTGTATAACATTGGGTATGTAAATGCCCTTGCACTGTATTCATCATATCAGCCCTACATTTAGTACGAGCCGTACCTCCTTCTCCGTGTATATATTGTACTCCGTCTGCTTCGTATCGTTCTACAAAGTTCCAATCAGGAGTTTCTAATACTTCTTTAAAAGACTTTATCCATTTAGAAGGTATTGAGGAGGTTTGTGCTTTACGCATTATAATCCTGTCGTGGTTTCCAATGATTACTGTAGCCATAGGGAAAGCATCACGCCAACGCCCTATTTTCTTAATGGCTAATTCAAGCTCGTCTAAGCCACCCATTCCATCAGCCGATGCCTCATGGTAACTAGAGTAGTGATTGTCGATTACATCACCTATAAACACTACCTCTGTGCAATTATAAGCATGGTATTGTTCTATACAGAAGTCTAAGTAGCCATCTAAACAGAACGGCTCATGCAAGTCACCGATAACTAGAACATTTCTAGTCTCGGCTTCTCGCATTTTTTCTAGTGCCACTATTTCGTGTGGCTTTAATCTGTATCTGTTACTTTTTTGCAACATCAGCAATTCCCTGTCCTACAATTAAAGTAAGGATTGCATAGTACAAATCTTTTGCAGTTGTTTCATCAACTCCTAAGTAAGTAACTAAAGCAGGTACTACTACAGAACTAACTGCATACCAAAACTTCTTACTCTTTATCATTTGACCGATAAGGTACTTCTCTAAAAACTTTTTCATAATTATTTATTTTTGATTATTAAATTAATGTTTTCGCCGCCTAAATTAAGTATTTCTTTGATTACTAAGTCCATAGCTAATCTTGAGTTATTAACAGTGTCTTGTTCACGACCATTCCCCACTAGAATACAACCGCTTGTATCTTTAGCAGTATTTCCTCTATGAAATAATATCCAATCCCTATTAGGAACATCTTGAACTAATAAGTGTAAGTAATCTCTTGTTGCACTTTCTCTTGCTAGTCTAAGCCTTACTTTGTATTGACCTTCAGGAATGCAACTTATGTTTCTTTCGTTATTTATATAAGGGTTTTCTAATGTATCACAAAACAATTCTCCATTGATAAATAATTTGCCAATAGTGCTTTCTTTTGTAAATGTATCTCTAATGATTAAAAGATTAACGACCTTGACCTCTGTAGGCTTGTTTGTAAGCGTTCTGTCCTTTACTTGCGTTTTTGGAGTGTACTCCCTTACGCTTCTTTCTAACACTCTTATAAGCGCTTGTAATAACTTTACGAGCCATTTATTTATTTTTTTCAAATTTACAATTTTTAGAACACCACCCTAAACATATTCTTTCTTTAGTTAGAATGTATAATAATTTACATATTAGTCTTTTCATATTTTAGGAATTTATATATAGTAAAACTTATTGCTAGAATTAAAGAAACTAGCGTTAGTATTTCATTACAGTCTGTTATGCTGAACCCTATTGCTGATGCGTTAGCTAACCCTACTTGTAGAGTGTCTTTTGCTTCTGTCATTTTGTTTTGTTTTTTTATCTAAGTAAGTCTTTAGCTTAGTAACATTTTTAGTTTTCGGTTTATAGTGTTTCTTCATTATAAGTCAGAAGCGTTTAAAAAGTTTCTCAAGGTAAGTTTAGTTCCTTGACGCATTGGTCTTTCAAGGTTCATACCATTATAGTACGCATTTTGGTCAGGGTTCACATCACTTCCTGAGTTGGTGTTGTATTCAGGGAAACTACCTGTGTTATTAGTAACATAATCAATTAAGCGTTCCGTATAATATTCAGCGGTGTTTCTAACTTCTTCTCTGAGGTGTTGTGCTTCTTCCGTACTAAGACTATTTCCTGTTTCGCTTGTTTTGCTGTAAATATTGCCGTTTTCTATCTTAAATCTTAGGAAGGGAATAGCGTGATAAAAAGCCCAATTAGGAAGCATGTCTCCAATGTAGTCATCAACTAAAGTTTTGTAAGCTTCATTACCTACATTACCTATTGTACCTGCTGTAATTAAATCTTTAAGTTTTTGTGTAAGGTCAGTTCCTAACTTAGTTTCTACATAGAGCTTCTGTGCTTGCCTTACATAAGGAAGTAATAACTCAACATCAACATTTAAGTTGATTGCTGTAGAGTCCTTTAGTTTTGCTTCTGATATAAATAATACGTATGCCATAATTATCTTGGTTCTAAAAATCCGTTATTCTTCATTCTCTTTGGTGCTTTTGCAACTAGTCCGCTATTTCTTCTTAAAGTAAATCCTTCGCTAATAGCTTTTACATCCGATATTATTTGACTGCTTTTAATATTAGACTTTGCATTTCTTAGTGATGTCTTGTAAACAATTCTTTTGAAGTAATGATGACAATTACCACCTCCTTTGTATAGCCAAATTGAGTATGTTGCACTTCTTCCTTTAGGTCCCCACCCTTTATTTACAGGTTTTTTTGTTAAAGCTAATAAATCTTCTTTCCTGTAAACTTTTGAAGCCGACATCATTAATTTACAAAACTCTCTTGTTTCACCTTCTTGACTTAGAGCATTGTCTTTAGTGTACATATACCTAACTTTATAGTAGTCGTTATAGTCTTTATTTACTCCATCTTGAGCACTTCTTGCGTTAGGTCTAGCAGTTCCTGTAGATGCTAGTTCTGTTTTACCATTAGCAATATTATTAAGTTCTGCTTCAAAGTCAAAATCTTCGTGTTCATCATTTGCATTTTCTTCATCTACTATTTCCCAATCTTCAGGAATATCCTCTCCAAAGTCAGCTATAAAACTTTCTAATTCAGTAAAGTCATTATCTGATTTTTTACAATCACATTTCTTTAAGTCAGTTGCTTCAGAATGGTCTTTACAAGCCATATAAACTGTCTGTCCTTCTAAGTCGTGTTCGTGATACCCTTCACAACCTATTGTCTTAGCGTGTGCTTCTGCTTCTTCTATTGTAGTAAAAACAGGCTGTCCGTCTATCATTCCTGCCTTAGATAGCTTAACGTCTTGTTCTACTGTATCTTCATCTCCTAAAGGTTCAAGCCCTAAGTCAGCTCTTATCTCGTCAATTGTCATAACCTCTCTAATAGTCTTAGAGTCAAATTGAACTGTAATTGGTTTTAATTGTACAAACTCAACAGGTAAGTCCATATTATTTACTGAGAATATAGTTTGTAAAGTATTTAAGATGTTTAGTTGGAATCCTCTAACTACTGTATTTTGATAGAAATTTGCTGCATTTATAAGTTCATCAGCATTACTAGAAAATCCATTGTTTGTATCAATACCCATTAAAGTCTTAGATGTAATTCTGTGTGCTGCACAAATATTTGAAACTAAAAGTTCTTGTAAGGCTAGATACTGCTTATCTGCATCTGAAACACTAATAGGAGTTATTTCAGGAGTTCTAGTCTTATCGTCTGAGAACGTTAAAATAAACTTCCCTGAGTTAGAAGCTCCTGTGAACTTCTCTGCTAAACTTTGTTCTATCTGTCTTCTCTCCTCTTGCGTAGGAATACCATTAGCAAAAGAAACAAAATAGCTCCCACTAAATCCATTCTCTATATTGTTTAAATGAAACTCTGCAACCTTTTGGTCTACTAAAGCCCAATTGCAACCTGCTATGTA